AGGCTGTCCAGGAGGGGCTGATTCGCGAGGATCAAATCGGCCGGAAATGGATCTACACTCAGGACGGCCGAACCAGGCATTCGCACCGCTCAATCCCCAGCATGAACCAAGGCGACGCGGACAGCGAGGAACTGGGTATGGTTGGCTTGATGGAGCCGTTTCAAAGTCCGCTCGGCCCGATCATGTACCCGGGGGATCCGGCGGCAGTGGCGGAAAATGTCGTTAATTGCCGCTGCAGTGTTCTGTACCGGATCAGGTCAGATCGGATTTAGAGATTGCGGGCTGGCTAGGGCTCGGTGGCATCCAACCTGCGCAAAATCGCGGATCTGATTGATTGACTTTGGAAATAGGCTCATAAACAAAATACCCAGCAGGACGGGGCTTGATCTCAGCAAATAGATTGGCTTATGATGTCCTCGCATTGCTTGTTACCTCCCTGATAACTCTCAGCCCCTGGCGTCCCGTCGTCGGGGGTCTTTTTTAACGGGGGAAATATGGCAAAACCAGCCCTTGGATTTCCCAGCCGGACCGCCGCCGCTATGGCCCTCCGCGACAGAGGCTTGTCCTATGAGGCAATCGCCGAGGCGCTGGGAACGTCCAGGGGCGCCGTTTCAAGTATGATCTCTGTGGCCCGACGGAACTCAAAATATAGCGGCAGGTTCCCTATCGAAATCACGGCCAAGCAGTTCGATGAATTATCGCAGGCCGCCGTTGCCAGGGGGATGACTGTCGCCGCGCTGGTCTCCTTGCTCATGGATGGGATTATCGAAAGCGATCTTTTCAGCGCTGTGTTGGATGATTAGGCGGTGGCTTTTGCCGTTTGTTGCATCCCACAAGGTTTGTATCTACAATGCATAGGTATCCAGCAACAGGAGTAGGGGGCACGCGATATGAGTTAGCAATCATACATAGTGAAAAATTCGCAAAGACGCGACTATTGGCCTCCGGTTCGCCTCGTTCCGGGGGCCTTTTCTTTCTCCCCAACGGCCTGCACGACAGCGCTGACGGCGGCGATGTTGTTCTGCACCAAGTCGCATGCCGCCTGGCAGAATTCATCCCCTCTGTAGGCGGTTCGCATCATTTCGGCCTGCTCCCAAAAGTCCCCCAGCCACCCCAGGATCGAGCCATAGGGCTCGGGCAGATCGGATTCGACGGATGTCGGATTTTGGAATATACCTGTCATCGCCACCTCCATAGGTCAGATTGGGACCGATGCCAATATTCGCGACAAACAAGGATCTGCCGAAGCATATCCGCAAAGCCCTCCCGCGCGATGCGCAGGACACATTCCGAACCGCATATAACGCTGTGGTGGGGCGATCTCCGGAGTCTGAAACAAAGGCAATGGCTGAGGCTTGGTGGGCGATCAGGCATGAATGGGAGGCCGATGAGCAAGGGAACTGGATCAAGAAAGGAGCCGCCCCGATGAAATCCGGCATAGTCAAGGTGGACGAATCCCTCGGCTTGGTGTTCGGCTGGGCCATCATTTCCAAGATCAACGGCGAGCAATATTTCGATGTCCAGGGCGATCATATTCCCGAGGATGTCATGCTCAAGGCGGCTACCGACTTCATGGCCTCCAAGCGGATTGCTGGCGATATGCATGGCCGCGATCAATTCGATCAGCCGGTCAAGGCTGGGGATGTCATCTATGCCTGGCCGATGACAACGGATATCGCTAAGGCCATGGATATCGAGACACCGCAGACCGGATTGATGATTGCGATCAAGCCGGACCCTGAGGTCTTGGCGAAGTTCAAGGATGGCACCTATTCCGGTTTCTCAATCGGCGGCCATGCAAAACGAGAGGAAGCCTGATGAGTCCCCCGGCCAAGAAGATATTCACCGACTTTTCCTTGCTTGAGATCAGTGCGGTCGACAACCCGGCCCAGGAGGGCGCGCGGGTGTTGATCATGAAGCGAGCCGATTCCATCGCGGAAAACATCCTGAAATATATCGACCCGGCCGATGGCGCTATGTCCTTCCAGGAGGTATTCGAGGATACCGAGCGGCGCGATGAATATTGGAATGCAGTCGAGGAGGTTTGGCCAATCCTGGATGCGCTGAATGATTCGGTCCGATCCGTCATTGCAGATATGGATCTTACAATCGATGCGAAACGCTCCATGCTTTCGGCCTCGGTTGACGATTTCCTGTCCGCGGTGGTAGAAAAGATCCCGGACGCTGAGCAAGTGCTCCGCAAATTCCTGTTTGATCCGCATGATGCGGCGAAGGGGAAGAAGCCCGACCCCGACGAAGACGAGGACCCAGATATGCCCGAAAAGCTTGAAGATCTGAAAAAGGATCTCGCCGCCGCCGTTGATCGCGCCGACAAGGCCGAGGCCGCGCTCAAAGCCTTTGAACAGGCCGCCATCGAGAAGAACGAGGAAACCGTCACGGTCAACGGTCAGGAAATCAAAAAGTCGGCTGTCGGCGATGTCGCCTTTGCCGCGCTCAAGGCGCAATCGGACGATCTCGCCAAGGCAAAGGCCGAGGCACGGAGCGCTGAATATACCAAGCGGGCCGAGGACGACTTCGCAAATCTTCCCGGCGAGCCGGTCGCGAAAGGGAAGTGCCTCCAGGCCATCGACAAGATGATCGAGGCTGATCGGGTTGCGCTTTCAGCTATGCTGGCCGCCGGCAACGCGGCAATCGGCAAGGCCATGAAGGCCATCGGGAAAAGTGGCGATGGCACGGGCGGCACCGATGAGGGCCACACCACCAAGGCCGAAAAGAAGGTTGAGGCCTTGGCGGCTGAGATCGTCAAGCGGGACGGCGGTGACCACATCTCTGCCGTGGCTAAGGCATGGGAAGACAACCCGGAGCTTTACAACGAATACCTCGCCGAGAAGGAAGCCGCGGCCTGACAGCCCGATCGTTTTAACCCAGCGCCGGGATTGGCGCCGGATCCCTTAGAAGGACCTTCAAGATGGCCGTTGATCAAGCACTCCAGTGTGTCACGCTCCCCGCCGCCGCCGATCTGTCGGCCAAGCAATTCTTTTTCGTCGATATCAACACATCGGGCCAGGCGGCTGTTGCCGGCGATGGTGCCCAGGCTGTTGGCGTTCTCCAGAACGATCCGGCGGCGGCTGGCCGCGAGGCATCGGTTGCCATTGGCGGCCGGACCAAAGTCAGCATCGGTCTCGCCTTGACAGCCGGCGATGAGGTCGCCTCGGATGCCGCAGGGGAATGCGTGCCCTCTGTTACCGGCGATGCCATTCTCGGGATTTGCGTCGAGGGCGGTGCCAACGGCGATATCGGATCGATCATCTTCCAGCCGGGCCGGGCCGCGACGGTAGCCGCCTGATAGCCTGACTTTTAATTGCCCCGCTGCGATAGCGACGGCCATCCCCTAGAAGGACACTTGAGATGCCCCTTCCGACCCCCGCAGATGTCCACGTCAATACGCCCTTGACGAACATTTCGATTGCCTACATGCAAAGCGCCGCCGACTTCATCGCCGACAGGGTTTTCCCGGCCGTTCCGGTGTTGAAGCAATCAGATCGCTACTACACCTATGATCGCGGATACTGGAACCGGGATGATATGCAGGAGCGCGCGCCCGCCTCGGAATCGGCCGGCACTGGCTACACGGTCGATAACTCCCCGAATTACTTCTGCATCGAGAAGGGACTGCACCAAGATGTGCCGTGGCAGGTCAGGGGCAATGCCGATCCGGTGGTCAATCCGGACCGTGACGCTACGATGCTGGTCACGCAGAAGGCGCTCATCCACCGCGAGGTCAAATGGGTGGCCGGATTCTTTGCCGGGGGCCTTTGGACCGGCGATGATGATGGCGTTGCCGCCAGCGTGGGAACGAATGAATTCCTGCAGTGGAACGACGCCGCCTCGACGCCGATCGAGGACATCCGCGCCGCCGGAACCAGCGTCCAGCAGTTGACCGGGTTCCGCCCGAACAAACTGACGGTCGGGCGGGAGGTCTACGACAAACTGGTTGATCACCCCGACATCGTGGACCGCATCAAGTACACCTCGGGCAACAACAACCCGGCCGTGGTCAACAAGGAGGCGCTGGCCGCACTGTTTGAGCTTGATGAGGTCCTGGTCGCTGGGGCTATCCAGAACACGGCCAACGAGAATGCCACCAATGTTCATGCTTTCATCGGCGGGAAAAAGGCCCTCCTGACCTATTCGCCGCCCAACCCCAGCTTGATGACGCCCTCGGCTGGCTACACCTTCAACTGGACTGGACTCAGCGGTGTGCCCAGCTTGGCCCAGCGCGGCGCCCGGGTCAGCGTCATCCCCATGCCGCTCAAGAAGGCCGATCGCGTCGAGATCGAGGATGCCTTCGATCAGAAACTGATCTCCGCCGATCTGGGCTACTTCTTCGACACCGCGGTTGCCTGATAATGGCCAAGATCTGGCTCCCCAAATTCGACCCGGCGACGATGCATTTCATCGCCCGGTCCAGAATGAAGGTGGCTGGCAAGGCATATCGGGCTGGCGATCTGATCAAGCGGGGGGCAATCCCGGATCACAAGTTGCGTCGTCTCTATGAAAACCGGAAGATCGTCGAAACCAAAGACCCGGCCATTGCGGGGGAGCCGACCGAGATCGATAAAACCCCAACCGAGCCGGTTTATGAGATTGAAGCGTCCGGAGGTTGGAAGTATATCACCAAGGATGGCGAGAGAACCGGCAATGCTATGCGGGCAGCCGAGGCTGATGCCGAATTGGCGAGACTCAAAGGTGCCGTACCGCTTCTATAAGATCAAAGACGACTGGGGCGGCCGGCCCGCCCTTATCGTCGGCGCCGGCCCCACAATGAAAGACTTTGACTGCGAACGCCTCAGGGGGCTTTGCCGAATCCTGGCTGTCAAGGCGGCCATGTTTGATGTCCCGTTTGCTGATGCCGGATTCGGGCTCGATATTCCCAGGTTCAGAGAATGGCATACGCGCATAGGGGAGTTGGGCTTTCCCGTCTACTGGGCTGTCCCCGATGAGAATCCGTCCCTGATCCGCCACAATATCCCTCCGAACGTTCGCCTCCTGCGGCGCGAGCGGGGCACGGAGATGCATCCCGGTCCGGACTCGGTCAACAGTGGTGGCTCATCAGGTTTTGGCGCGCTCAATGTTGCTTTTATAAAGCGGCCATCCGAGGTCTATCTATTCGGGTTTGACCACCACCAAATCAAGGGACAATGGCACGCCGAGGCAAGGCATTATCGACAGAAGCGGAATCAGAGCCCGATTCGGTGGAAGCAATGGGCGAGGTCATACGAGACCGCCGCCGATCAGTTCGCTGAAATTGGGGTTCCCGTCTATAACGCCTCCCCGGATAGTGGAATCCAGGCCTTTGAAAGGATGAGCCAAGATGAGGCCATTGAGCGTCTGGGTGGGGTATGATCCCAGGGAGGTTGACGGATTCGTGGTCGCCCGGCACTCGATCAGGCGTAACACCAGCGCGCCGCTCTCGGTCCGTGGCCTTAGCCTCCAGGACCTAGTTGAGCGGGGGCTCTATACCCGCCCGATTCGCCGCAAGGGCGGGCGGATGGAAGATGTCATATCCAAAGCCCCTATGAGCACGGAATTCGCCTTGAGTCGATTCCTCGTGCCCCATTTAGCGCAAACTGGATGGGCGCTATTCATGGATTGCGATATGCTCATCCGGGGGTCGTTGATGCCGCTGTTCGAGCAAGCCGATCCGTCCAAAGCCGTGATGGTCGTCAAGCACGACTTTACGCCTACAGCCAAAACCAAGATGGACTCGCAGGTCCAGACCAAATATGAGCGTAAGATTTGGTCGTCCGTCCTCCTATTCAATTGCGATCATCCCGCAAACAAGGCACTCTATCCTAACTTCATCAACAGTGCTCGCGGTCTACACCTCCACCAGTTTGCCTGGCTGCAGGATCACCAGATCGGCGAATTGGACGAAAGGTGGAATCACCTTGTCGGCTACTCGGAAGGCGCGGACCCCCAGATCGTCCACTTTACCGAGGGAATTCCATCAATGCCGGGGAGGGAGGATTCGCCATATGCCAATGAGTGGCGGTTGACATTGCAGGACTGGATCAAATACGGCTAAGGCATTATGGATTACCCAGGCCCCCAAGATGGCGTCAGATATTCCGAGGATAAGCAGCGCCAAATCCTGCGGATGATGCTTTTTGAACAATATCGGATTTACATCGACACCGACCACAAAGGCGACCCCATCGAAACCCATGATTCCGCGATAGGGTGCGATGTTATCATTATGGACCCCGAGGCGGCTCGGGTATTCCACTGCCGCTGCCCGTTACGCTTGGTCAAGGTCGAGGATCCATACCGGGGCCGCTTCGCCTTGATTCCGAAGGGCGATCCCATCCCCCCGCTCCGGCTCCCGCCTTATGCCCCATACCGAGTCCCGCCCCATGATTACTGACCGCATCGATGCCATCACGGATATTCGGCCCACGTTGGAGGCCTTGATGTGGCCGGCCCCCAGATCGGTCAAGATCGAATTGACCGGGAAATGCAATTTGGCGTGCGGCTATTGCGCCAGGTCGCAGAATTTGCGCGACCAGCAGGAGATGAGCCGTCCTCTTTTCCAACGATTAGCAAATGAACTTGCCATGAGTGGGGTCCAAGAACTCGGGCTGTTCTACCTCGGTGAGTCTTTCATGGTTTCCTGGCTAGACTGGGCCGTTCAGTTTGCTAAGACCGTTGGGTTCCCGTATGTCTTTTTGACCACCAATGGCACCTTGGCGAAGCCACGGAAGACCGAAGCCATCATCCGGGCTGGGCTCGATAGCCTGAAATTCTCCCTCAACTATGCCGACGCTGATCAGTTCGCGGAAGTGGCAAACGCCCCTCGGGCCATGTTCGGAAAGATCATTGAAAATATCAAGGCGACAAAGGGAATCCGGGACAGGGTCGAGGACGAGACAAGCCACAGGTGCGGTCTCTATGCCTCGTATATCCAATATGATGGGCGCCAAGCGGGGTTGATGGAATCACTGGTTGATGAGGTCAGGCCGTTCCTGGATGAGATCTACATCCTGCCGCTCTATTCACAGGCCGATTTAACCGGCCAGGATGAGGCTGAGCGGGGCTGGGAGGTCAGCGCCGGCAATAGGGGCCGCGTCGGTGCTCTTCGCCCCCCTGTGCCTTGCTGGGCGGTTTTTACCGAGGGCCACATCACCTGGGACGGCAAACTCAGCGCGTGCTGTTTCGATCACGACGGGCGATTCGAAATGGGCGATCTGACCAGCCAGGGGTTCATGGAGGCCTGGAACAGCGAGAAATTCCGCGAGCTGAGGGCGACCCACCTACTCGGGAAAATCAGGGGATCGGTCTGCGAGGGCTGCATTGCCTATGGATAGGACGATCACCATTGCCTGCGTCTGGATGGGCGACAAATACCCCCGCCATTATGTCGAGCGCCTGAGGGCCATGGTCGCCCGCTATTTCCCGCTTCCGTTCCGATTCGTTTGCCTCACGGACCATGATGTTGAAATCCAAGGGGTGGAAATGTTCCACACCTGCCACGACGATTTCCCCGGTTGGTGGGCCAAGATGCTGCTCCTGACGCCCACCGTGCGGGGGGCTGGCGATTGCATCTATTTCGATCTGGACACCGTGCTTTGCGCGCCGTTGGGGCCGCTCCTCGGGGCATTTGCCCACGACTTTGCCGCCTGCGCCAATTTCACGGTCCGGGCCGGCCATCCCAATTGGCCGTGCCTCTACGGATCTTGCGTCATGACTTTCCGGGACGGCTGGGGGCAGGAGTTCTTTGATAAATTCTGGGCCGATCAGCAAAAGATCATGGCCCATTGCGGCAAGTATGGCGACCAGAAGGCGTTCGAGCTGGTCTACCCTTATGCCGCGCTGCTGCAGGACATAATGCCGCAGGGCTTTTTCCTGGGGCGCCGGGATGTCGAGAAGCACCCGCATAGCCGGCCCGAGGGGTGCTCGGTTGTCGTATTCGCCGGCCGGCACACCCCGGAGAATTGCGGGGTCCAATGGATCCAAAAGGAGTGGGCCGGGCCATGAGTATCAAAAACGGATCTCAATGGGGCGAAAAGCTTGAGCATATCCGCGACGATCATCTGGTCAGATACCGGCACGCCGCCACCCTGTTCTCCAACAAAAAAGTAATAGATGCCGCCTGTGGGGTCGGGTACGGATCGTCGATTCTCCAGCACTCGGGCTGCACGGTGGATGCCTACGACATCTCGGGCGAGGCTATTGCCCATGCCAGGGTCTATTTCCAGGGTGCCGGGACCGTCTATCACCACGCCAATTTGTATGATGTGGTTTTCCCAAAATCTGATGTGGCCATATCTTTCGAAACTATTGAGCATCTCGACCATCCCCGCGGCTTTCTCATTCGGCTACGGCAGGCGGTCAAGGAATTGATCGGCTCCGTTCCGAACGAGGATGTCAATCCATTCAACAAATCGGGCCACAAGTGGCACGCTAGGCATTACACCCCGAACGAAATCCATACCCTGTTGGTCTCAGCCGGATGGACCGTCACCGGCATGATGTCGCAGCACGGGAAGCGGCGAAAGGCGGCGGAAATTCAAAACAACACAGACGGCATGACTTTGGTTTTTACAGCGATATGATCCAGGTCCGGGCATTCTATCCCGGCTATAACTCCGGGAACGCCAACACTGTTAGAGCCTTCGCCGAGGGCGTTCCGGGCTGCACGATCCACCCAGACTCCGAGTACATCCCATGCCGCATCATGGTAATCTTCGGCCTGGTGAAGAACGTCTTCCCGAAATCATGGGCCAAGCGGCATCTACTGGACGCGCACCAAGGGCCGGTGATCGTCGTTGAGCGCGGCTATATCAATCGTGAGAAATACTATTCCGCAGGCTTTGGCGGCATCAACGGTCGGGCTGATTTCAAGAATTACGACGTCCCCTGCGATCGCTGGGACCGGCATTGCCTGGAGTTACGGCCATGGAAGGCCAGCGGTGATTATGTGCTGGTCTGCGGCCAGGTGCCTTGGGATGTCACGGTTCAAGACACGGACCACAAGGAATGGTGCCGGCAAACGATTAAATCGCTCCGGTCAATGGGATATGAGTCCCGGTTCCGCCCGCACCCTTATGCCCACAAAAAGGGGGTCGATTATGGTGTTCCACGTGAAACAGTGATCAGATCCCTTGATGATGATTTGGCCGGCGCCTGGGCTGTTGTCACCCATTCAAGCAATGTCGGGGTGGATGCCGTCATCCAAGGAATTCCAACAATCGCCATGGATCAAGAGGGGACGATGACGCGGGGCGTTTCGGGCCGGTCATTGCTAGATTTGCCCGACCCTGTTAAGTCTGACCGGGAGAAATGGGCGCACCGGATATCCTATGCCCAGTGGACCAAGGACGAGTTTCGGGCCGGTCTGGCGTGGGAGCATTTATCGCAGGATCTTGTTTAGGGAGCAATCGCTTTGGCCTGGACATACAGCACATCCCTCGCCACGGACAAGGACCGAGTCCGGCTCTATATCGGCGACACCGATACCAGTAACCAACTATTCTCTGATGAGGAGATCGAGGCGCTTCTGACCGTCAACGATGACGATGTTTTTGAGACATCAGCCCAGTTGGCCGAGTCCCTGGCCGCAAAATACGCCAGATACAACACGCTCAAAATCGATAGCTTTTCGATCAATTACAAGGAGCGGGCCGACCAGTATTCGGAACTGGCAAAGCGCCTTCGGGCCTCGGCTGGAAGTGTGGCCGGCGCATATGCCTCGCCGGTCGTGACCGGCATTTCAATCTCAGAAATGGATTCGGTCCGGGAGGACACGGATCGCAACCCGTCGCGTTTCGAAATCGGCAAGCACACCTACCCGGGCAACGATACGATCCAGAAAACTGAGGAAAGCGCCTAGCAATGGCCCTTGCCGACGATCTCAAAACGTCACTTCTGCAGGCCATGACGGAATATGGCCAGGCCATCACCGTGACGGATGTTGATGAGGGCACTTACGATCACACGACCGGGGGATATACCGGGGCCAGCGAAACAGATCATGCCGGCAAAGGCGTGGTTATTTCGTACCGCGACGATGAGATCGACGGAACGAGAATTCACGCCAATGATAGGAAGTGCATTGTTGCCGCTTCGGGCCTGGAATACGTTCCAAAGGCCGGGGATATCATCACGGATGCCGCCGGCACGGACTTCTTGATTTTCGACGCGATCAGCACCTTCGAAGTCAACGGGTCCAATTTCGCCTACGTATGCCCGATCAGAATTGGCGGCGGCTGGGAGGAAGTGGTAGCCTCGACCGATGCGCTCTTGCTGGAGAGCGGCGACTATCTCTTGCTGGAGAGCGGCGACAAGCTGCTTCTGGAGTGACCCATGGCCGATACCAAAACCTCAGCCCTTACCGAACTCACAGCGCCCGTATCCGGGATACAATTTGCGGTCAATCACGCCGGCACATCCAAGCGGCTCACATTTGACAATGCGATAGGCAATCTTCTCGACAATCTTTTTGCCGTTAAGGACAGTGCCGATCTGACGAAAGTCCTCAATTTCCAATGCTCCGGAATTGCAACGGCTACGACGCGGACATGGACTTGGCCCGATGCCAATGACACAGTGGTCGGCAAGGCAACAACCGATACATTCACCAACAAGAGCATCGATCAGGATGGCACTGGCAACAGCATAACCAACATCGCTAATGCCTCGATCAAGGCGGCGGCGGCGATCGCGCTCAACAAATTGGCCGCTATCACCGCGAGTCGCGTCCCGGTAGCTGATGCTTCGGGGTTTTTTACGGCATCCGGGGTGACTGCGATCGTGCTTGGCTATCTCGACGCGACCTCATCGATCCAGACGCAGATTGACGGTAAGATTTCGGACATCACAGGCGACAACCTGTCGGCTTTGGCAGACGCTACGATTACCGGCATTGCCAGCGGCGAGCTTCTGAAGTGGAACGGCAGCGCCTGGATCAATAACACCCTAGCCGAGGCAGGAATCCAGGCGGCGCTCACGGACTCGGATGACATCACCGAGGGCGCTACCAACCTTTTCTTGACGGCGGCCGAGCGGACCAAGGTTGGCAATATCACGATCACCCAGGCCGTTGATCTGGATCAGCTAGAAAGCGACGTGGCGGCCCTCGACGCCGCCGTCGTGCTACAAGGCACTTGGGATGCCTCAGCCGGGACTTTCCCCGGCTCAGGGGCCGCCCAGGCCGGCGCAAGCTGGATTGTCAGCGTGGGCGGCACCGTCGTCAGCGAGGTATTCGTTGCCAATGACCGGATCGTCGCGATC